TGTTAAAACTATTTCATGTGCCCCAATTGTTCCAGCTGTAATTTTTGCTGCTGTTAGACTTGAAATATATTGGTTTGATATAAGTGGATTTTCTTGATCACTTTGAACTATTGGAGACCAATCACTTGGATTCCCAGTAGAGTCTATAGTCCTTATTCTTCCAAAATACCTTCTTGTTGTAGAGTCAGTACTGTTTGCGACTCCAACTGTGAATACATTTGCCCCAGATGTTCCAGAAGAATATATGGTTGCATTTGTTATTGGAACAATGTTTGGATATGATCCAGAAACCTGATTAGATTCATAGAGTTCATAGCCATATGATCTTGCATCTTTGTCTGACACATTATCAAAAACAAACATCACTTTTTCAAATGATGAAAATAGAGCAAGGTTTAAAGGGTAGTCTGGAATTGTTTGATCTGCCGGAACAGAAAATATAATTGCTTGAGATGGTGCAGAGTTTACATTTAGATCTGCGTCTTTTACTCTAGCCGTTAATATGTAGTTTTTTCCGTGGCTTTAAATTTTCTATTTTTCTTCTAACTTTAGCCATTAAACTGTTCCTCCAGAAACTATTCTGCCAAATAAATATGGACTAACTTCTTCTTTACTTATTGTCGCATATGGATTAAATGCATATGAATAGTGATCAACTTCTATCTTTCCATCTTTAGATAAAGGATTTTTTTCATAATCTGCTTTTATCTCAAAAATGTAATCCTTATAATATAGATTGGTTTTAGAAAATACTAATACATTTTGTTTTTTGGTTTCACTAAATAAATCTATTTCTTGCCAATCAACCTCAACAATATCTTCTGGTGTTGCGTCTGAAGATAATGAGATTATTCTTAATTTAAACTTTCCTAAATCAGGTCCAGTGTTGCAAAATAATTCAAAAAGTGGACCAGTAAAAGTTCCAATTAGTTTTGATCCAGGATTTTTAGTAATCCCATTTTCCCAATCTGTTTCAATGTTTAAATAAGAAAAATTATAAAATGCCGATGTATTTGAACTAACGTCAAAAGACGTTTCATCTATTTCAGAGGCTGCAGTAATAAACTCGGCTTGCTGGTCTGTACATGAAATGTAATCTTCATAAACACCATTATTTACTTTTTTAATTTTTTTAATATTATCTGTTTTATAATAGAGACTATATTGATTTTCAATCTCTACATCTTTTTCATGATCAATTGCAGTTTGAAAATAAATTCTATCGCCAACGATATGTGATTTAACTGGAATAAAATTATAGTCATCACTTGCTTTGGACTCGTAAACAACCAAGTATGAATTTATTTTTGTTTCTTCCTGTAAAGAAGAGTTGATAAATTTATCTATTGATATATCTGATATATCTACAAACAACCAACTATCTTTTGTTATATCTTGTTTTAAAGTTGGAACATTTATTTTTCTTCTTAAGATAGGATATATATAACTAGTATCCTGTAAAGATATAGACGGATTAGCCGTCACGGGCAAGTACCTAAACCAAGTCATAATTAAATTTGAATAACCTCAATTACGTAGTCGTGGTTTTCGTCATAAGCATTGTCGTCAATTTCAATGTCAATTATAGCATCTGCTGTTGGTACTCCGCCATCTAAAATATCTGTAACGTATTCAACAATGCCTACTGATAATGGCTGAGGAGGTATTAATTCTTCACTTTGTCTTACTGACTCATAATCGATGTCTGTAGATTTAATTCTTTCGGAACCATCTGATCCAGTATGAGAATGTGTTGAAAGTTTAATGCCATCTACTCTTGCATTGTTTTCTACAGAAATATCTCCACTAATTATTCCTCCATCTTTTAGTAAGTACTGGGGATGATGATCTTCTGTTAAATCATCTAGGCTAGCGTGGCTTGAAACCAAGTCACTTTCTGTTCTGTATGTTTGATGTGTTGAATCAAAAATCTTTGCATACTTGTCATCTTTAACTGTTTTAATTATTACTGGCTTTGGTTGACCCTTAGATGATAGTTGATATATGTAGTTTGAATATTTTCTCTTACTTGTTACCAAAGAGAATAATTTCTCTACATTAAAATTAATAACATAATTTCTTTGTATCATGTCAGCCAAGATCATTCCAAAGTTTGCATTAATAATGTTTGTTGCGGAAAGCAATTCTTGTGTCATTACAGGAAGCTCTCTTGACATTGCTGTTGTATAATAATCTAATTCCATTGAAGAGACTATTTGATTCTTAAAATCAATAGACTGAGATAAATACCTTTGATAGAAGATGTCGCAGTTGTCGAGATAGTCTCTCTTTAGAGATTCTATAACATTTTTAGTTTCATCATGTAATGCGTTTAATTTAATTGAAAAAAACGCTTGGAATTCAACTGATTGCCTTTTTGTTGTTTTATCCAATTCGGAAGCTGGAATTTGGCCTGGGGACGATATGATTGTCTGCCTAATGTACTGCGTGTGTTGTGACGCCATTTTGGCCCATGAGTCGAACTGTAATGCAATCTGTTTCTGTGAGTCATCTTCGTAATCATCTCCAAACTTTAATAATAAAATATCTTTTATGTTTGAGGCTTCGTTAAGCATGAACGTCAATAGATTTCGTAAATCAAACAAGTATGCAAATGATGACTGAGAAATCGATTGATGATAATTTTCTAACATTCTTCTTGCACTGGTCGACATAGATCTTTCTGCATACTTATACTCACTAAATGAAATATAATCTGGTACAGCTTTTTGTGTAGAATTATATTTTAATAATTCTTTCCATAATTTTCTATGTGACTCTTCTAAAGCAATGTTTATAGATGGATTTATATAAACATTTGATAATAATTTTTCTAAAGTTGATTTAGTTTTATTTAAAAAATTATAAGTTTGTATTATTTGCGTTTTACATCCTTCTAGAGGAATAAAGTAATCTGGTCTGAGGGCATGCTCAAATTTACCAGGAACAATCCCAGTTGGATTTTGATCTATTTGTTTTTGTGGTGATTTTTGCTCAAAGAAAGATACATCAGCTTTTTCTGCTGAATAAAAATTATTTGAACCATTTACATTTTGTTGTATATTATTTATTGACATAATTTAACCTAAAATATTTTTCTTTTTAGTTTTGGTTTGCCAGCCATTCTTCCAACCCTAGAGGCCATTAATGCATCGGCCCTACCAACAGATGGCGTATGTTTTGGTTCAGGAGCATCATCTTCTGATGAAGATGGTTTTGGCATATAAAATGTATTTGAGAATGATTGAGTCTTTGTCGTATAGTTTGATCTCATTAGTTCCCCATAATTTTGGGTAATAGCTAAAAGAGCCAACATCAAGGCGTCGTGTGCGTGATCCATTGCTGATCCACCTGCTTCAAAAACCGGTCTTCCAGTTTGGGTAGTTCTTACAACAATATAAGATATTAATTGCAAATAAAGTTCTTCATCTGATTCTGAGAAAAGAATTTTTTCTTTTTCTAAATATTGCCTCAAGTTGTCAACCATAAATGGTTTCATTTCTTTTTTGACTGGAAGCTGAGTATAAGGATCTTTTACTTCTATAGTTTCAGCAAATGAAACGCCTTTTACTCTTTCTCTTAATTTTGTTTGAGGGTTTTCTACTCCAGCTTTATGCAATAGCTCTACCTGAACTTCTCCAAAGCCTCTGTCAACATAAATGTGTTTTGGCTGGAATATTTTATTAAGCTCCATAATTCTATCTACAGCTTTCGTTAGAGTATATTCAGAACGAGGTATTTCTTCCCTGTAACAGACTCTTGTTCTCCCTCTAAATCTTTCGTCTTCATAAGTGTCATTGCATGCTTCAACTACAACAATATTTGTTCCAGCTCCATACTTATCCCAGTCAACACCTATTGTAAAGAATGATCTAGCAGATGTAACTTCAGCATTGTATTTCCAACCTGGATCAACAAATGCCATGTCAACATATTTTCTTGGATATACACCTTCTGAGTCTTCGCCCCAGTCAGCTTCAATTTCATGTCTATATCCTATTTCAGAATATTGCTCTCTAAATTCATCTTCTTGATCTTTACTAAAGAATGGGTTTACATAAGAAGGAAACCAAAACTCTTGAAATCTATTGCTATTGCACCATTCCCAAAATTTTTCTCTTCTACCAGTTGGGGTGGACGCACCTATCATTACCTTGTCTGGTTGATCTTCAGCTGTCTTTTGAAGCATCGCATACAATGCATCTAGGTCGCCAGAATGCATGTAGTCCATTTCGTCTAATATAATTAGGTGTGCTTCCTGACCACGAGCCACGTCTGACTTTCCGCCAGATCTCATTCCTGAGGTAAAGAATCTAATAGTTGAACCATTAGAGAATTCCATCATGAATTGTGGGCTTGTTACCTTTCTTGTCATTGAGTTCATAACAATATCATTCTTTGAAGCTATTCTAAGAATTTCCTGATAGATCAATTCCACCTGAGTCTTCATTGGGGCAACAACTAAACATCTACCGTCTTTATGTGTGTAACTATAATGAAGAAGTTGTATTGCTAGTGTAAATGTTTTACCAAGACGACGACCAGCTCTTAACACTTTTCTCAAAGAAGGATGTCTTAACATTAATATTTGATATGCTCTTGGTTCCGCTTTCAAAAAATGCTTTGCCCAAACAACTGGATCTTTTGCTATATGTATTTGCCTTTGCTGTTCTGCGCTTACGCCTAAATCTAAAAGCTCTTTATCTATTTCAAATGGTTCGTCAATTAGATATGCTAATTCTTCATTAGTCATATCTCTTTCTAAAACAGGAAGACCGCTATTCCAGTTGACGTGTGAGAGTTTATTTCTAAATACCCATTCAATTCTATTTACTTGTTTATATATTTCTATATCTTGATTTTTTATTATTTCAAGTAAATCTTCTCTTGAGAGTTTTTTTAGTTGTTCTCTAAAAGCTTTTGTTTTATCGTTCATATTTTATCCAAAATGGGAAGCCATCATTCCAGCTTCCGATCCTAACACACTTCTTGCATTTAGTCTAGAATTTTGAATTGCCATAACACCTCTTGATCTTGAAGTAGCTGCGGCTTCTGTATCTCTATAGCCCATTCCAAACATTGGTTTATTAATTGAACCCTGAAGAGATTTATTTGCATCACGAGCTAAGTTAATTCCGCTCTTAACTACTTCTCCAGCCATCTTTCCTAAGTCATATACAAATGATGCTGCGGCAACAAATTGCACACCAGGTATTGCCATTGCTGCTGCTCGTGCTCCAAGAACTTTTGCTCCACCAGAAGTCCCAAGA